TTAAAAACTCTTGTGATGTAGTAATAGACAAGTCCCGCACTTGCAAGTGCTACTTTTCTGGCTATTGCACTCAAGAGTGTTGGCTGGTCATAGACATAGACAAAAGCTACAAGCATAAACACAATAACAAGGGCAACATCAACGCTGTAGTGTTTGAGTATTCTTTTAAGCAGTTCTACTGTCTGCATGTGTCAATCACCTCCCTTAAAAGCTGATTTTCTCTTTCAAGTCTGAACATGTAATTGAGTAAAGACTGCAATTTTTCAGTGGCGGGTTGGTCAGGTTTGATAACTGGTCTTTCTGTTTTTGGAATGTCAGGGATGGGGCATTTAACGATAACTTCTTTTTCTATCACTTGCGGTGTAGTAGCACAGGAGAACAGGGACAAGCTAAGGGCTAAAATGCTTACTCGCCTCATCTATCATCTCCTTTAGCGCTTCGCATTCATCCGTACGCAATGGAATACTCACCTGTGGGACAGGTTCTATGGCTTTCTTCAAGAGGGCGGTATATCTCTGCTCTATCTTCTTTTTATCCAGTTCGCATTTGTTCCGTAGGACTATGTATAGCTGTGTGTATTTGAGTAAGTTCTGTTGCGTAGCTTGAAGTTCTGCTTTGCACATAGAAAGTTTCCCCATTGTTTGAAAGTGCATTTTGCGTTCGTAAAACCAAGCACCAAACAACAGCAAAGCTGTAATTGTACTTACAGAAAGTAAAGCTTTAGCCATTCCACTTAACCTCCAAGCTTCTCAGTTCCTCTAAAGTTTGTGCGTTTCTAATTGCTTGCTTCATTTGTTTGCTCCACTGCCGTATTGCTTCTCTTTGTTGGAGTAGCTTTGCGTATTTTTGTTTAAGTCGTTCTACATCTTCTGTATCTCCAAGCACTTGCGCTTCTGCAATTTTTACAATTACATAATCAGTTGGTTCAAGAAGGCTTGCAACATAGTCCTTAAGTTCTGCAAGTTTTTTCTGTTTCTCTTCTACCAATTTTTCCGCTTCTGTTTTTAGTCTGATTTGCCCGTTGTCAAGAATAACATCATCAGGACTTTCTACTTCAAGTTCTACAGCCTCAACACCTTTAGGCACTGCTTCAGGTAGCACAGCACAACAAAGAATTTTCAAGTCTGGGTGAATAAATGCATAAACTTTCATCATACTAACCTCCTAACTGAAACATATACAATTCCGTTTGGAGCACCAATACTCAAAGTTCCAAGTGAAAACCAAACAGTAGTAGTGTCGTTCCATCTGTGTGCTACTTGTATATGTTGTGAAAACGAAAAACCACTATGCTGTATAGTCATATGATGCATTTCTCCTTTATTCAATGTTGTGGTTTGCAACCAAGAAATCAACATTCCGCCTCCACCTACTTGTTCGTAGAAAATAGCATGTCCTGTATCTTTCCAGTTGTAAACATAAACAGAACTATCATGCGGATATATCACAGTCCTTTGAAATGCTGATGAATAAGTTGTGTTATTTGGATATAACACTAAGTATATTGCTCTAGTTGCCCTATTCGGAACAACAACAATCATCTCATACAACATCCCACTTACTCTAATTCTTAAAGGTAAAGAAGTGCTTATCGTCGTATTCCACACATAATAAGCCTCTTCTCCAAGCTGTAAATCATAATCACTCGTCGCATTAGTCAAATCAACTCTGCGAAATGTATAAACATTACTCTTTACATAAGTTGCACTCAAATCCAATATTCCGCTCGCATTCAAAGGCACTATCACATTTGGTGCTGGCGTCAAGCTTGCATGAAAGCCATCTACAGTATCGGCAAAGGATACTTTGATGTCTTGCCATCTTGAACCGTCGTGGTATTTCAGGAAGTGGTTTGAATCAATCCACAACTTCCCCGGGTACGTAAGGTTTGGAGCAGTAGGGCTTGCTTCAGGCTTTATTGTGTTGATGTCTTGTCTTGATGCGAGGACGACCGTGTCGGAAATCACAGCGGTGACGTTTTGTGCGTTTGCAATGACTGTGTAGATATCCACAACATTCTCAACTTTAGTGACGCCGTCGGCAGGAATAAAGTCCGCTCTGTCTCCTGCGTAGGCTACCGCATAAAGAATTTCGCCGAGGTCTGGGTCTTGGGCGTAAATACCGATTTCTCGCATGAAGAAGCCTTGAGAAAGACCGGTGTTGGTTAGCACAAATCTTAGCCGGACTGTTCCGTTGCCAACCACACGGATATCTTGTATAGGCAAGTTTAGCTTGGGAGAAACGAGGTCGTTTAACTGAGTTGGGTCTGTGCTTGTATCCCAGAGTCCGTCTCCAAGCTTAATCTTGGTGAACGTTAGCTGGGCTCCAGTTTGTGCTTTAGCTAAAAGGTTTCTACCTTTCTGCGTTAGCACAGTGCCTCTAAAGTCCGCCATTTGCTACCTCCTAATTATTAGCTGGATATATAGCCATGTAGCTTGCGATTCTCTGAGCTGAGCTGGTGTAAAGGGTATAAGGCTCAACTGTTGCTTGAGGTTCGTATATACCTATCTGGTAAGAGGTTGCAATCTTCTGGGCTGAGCCTGCGTAAATGGTTGCTTGCTCAACGGATGTGTCTACATGCAAACCGATTTGATAGTGTTTTCCGTTTTTCTGGGCAAATGCGTAGTATAGTGTTTGAGTATATTCTCTGTGGAAGCCGATTGCGTCAAGCCAAGAGCGGACATTTTTGTATTCATTGATTAGTTCGATTAATTTGCGGTATGTGTCTTCGTCTTGTATGATGCTTTTAACAAGCACTTTAAACTTGTATGGGTTGCCGTTGTAGTCAAACCATTCTTGCAAGCTTGCATCTAAGCCTAAAGCTTGGAAGGCTTTCTTTATTGCGTAGGGTGTTCCCTTGTAGCGGTGGAGTTCAATTGCGTTCTTGATTAGATTGCGTTTCTCCTGAATTGTTCGTGCTTGTTCATAGCCTTCAATGTGGAATTGCCAAGCCAGAAGGTCAAGGAGTTTTTCATTCTCTATCTCATCGATGCGAGGATAGATAAGAACATTGATAATGTGATTCTTCAGTTCTTCAAAGCTTGCATCAAAGGTATCTGCTAAGTGCTGAAGCTCTCTTATGCTTGGAGGGGTGAGTTCTTTAATCATCCACAAGACCTCCGTAGCGAACGCTTACATTCTGTGCGTGTGCTATCTGTTCAATGGTGAGTTCCTGCTTTGTGGGAGATGCTAAGTCTACCCTGTAAGCTCCTGCTTGTTTGACAAGTCGTACCAGTTCCTCTGGTAAAACGTCCCTTCCGATCTTGGATTTTGTCCAAGCGATGAAGTCGTTGACTGCTTTCTCTACTGCGGATTGGATAAAAGAAAGCTTGGGGGCATCTTTTTTGTTCACATAGAAGGTTAGATCAATGTCGTAGTAGACTATCTCGGGTGCAGAGACTAAGACTTGGTCAGTCAAGGGGCGCACACGCTCTGAAGACAAATAATCCCGAACAAGGGAGAGCATGCTTTCATCCGGGATGTTGCCACCTTTCACGGTAAAGATGATTTTTACCTGACCGGGGGCGGGGCTATAGACTTCCACATCTTCTATGTCTTGGTGGGCGGAAAGTGTGTGATAGATGTAGGCTTGTTTAGAGCCTGCGTTGGTGAAGCGTTCAATGGATAGCCTTATCCTCTCACGAAAGCGTTCGTCATCTTCTTCGTCTGCACCGTACATGCTCATTGTGATGTTTGAGACGGAAGTGATATAAGGCAGTGGGTCCATGAGGTCTTTTATCTGTCCGGGAGAAAAGCCGTTGCCTTTTGTGCCTGCTTCGCTACACTCAGCTAAAACATCAACAAACAGGCTTCCAGCCGGGATTTTTGCTTCCTGCAAAGTTGCAAAATAGAGGTCTCCTCCCGCAGATACCCTCGTTCCTGCAGGGATGACCACATCAAAGTTTAAGGGTTCTGCTAAAGAAAAACGCAGAATGGTTTGAGCCTTCCGGGCGGGAAGTCTTTGAATACCGTAAAACTGTGCGAGGGCGTCAAGGTATTGCCCTCTTGCGAAGGCGAGTAGGTTTTGCTTTGCAGTTTCGTTTATGGCTATGGCTAAGAGGGTGCTTGCGTAGGTCTGAAGATTGATTAGCAAGCGTTCAGGGTCTGCTGGGTAGAGTGGGCGCTGTGTGATCTTCTCGTATGCGTCAATTAGCACACCTTCCCAGTAGGTTGCGTCTGTCTCTACAAACTTTATATCCATAGCGTCTGCCTCGTTTCTATGTCTTCAATGGCTAAAAGAAGTTCTATCTTTGTCCTTTCAAGGCGTCTATCAAGCTTGACTTCCTTGACTTTGACTCGTGGTTCCCATCTTTCTATTTCATCAACGATATAGGCTTTGATCTTGCCGGCGGTCAAAGCGGTTAGGGGTTGGTCTATAAATCTGTAGAGTTCTGAGCCAAAATTGGGGCGGTGCACATCGGAACCCTTGGGCGTTGACAGAATCACGCGGATATTTTGCAAGACGCTTTTTACGACGTCCCGCTCAATAACAGTCATAGTTAAAAGGATGGCAGATGGGAAGGAAGATTTCAAGCAAAGATTGCACGAAAAAGACGGGCTTAAAAGAGTTTAACGGTAGCCGATAGAGAGCTTCCGGAAAGTTTAGACAGCAAGCTCTCTATTTCTTCTTTTAATCGTCCGACTGTTTGGATGGCGAGGCTTTCGTCGTTTGAGATTACATAAACACCGTTTTTGACAAAGATGTAGTTCGTTTCGTATTTTTTGGTCTGAGGGTTAAAGACTCTCTGGATGAAGACATGCTCGGGCTTTCTTATCACTTCATAGCTCAGTTGTTCGTATTCTTTGAGAGATTGCACGTTTAAGTCTTTAGCATGCTTTTCAAACTCCGCTTTAAGCCTACTGGCTTTTGCGTCAAAGGTGCCGTCGGGATTGCGTCTCCAATCGCTTCCAAGATGGGCTTTAATCCTTGCTGTTATCTCCTCAGGACGCAAGGCCTTTAACTCAGTGGTCAATTCCTGCAAAATTGCAGTTTCCTCCAGAGATCTGGGCGGGACAGCAGTCTCTACGACTACAGGGTAGGGTTCTTCAATCTCTTCAATAAAAGAGACGATCCTGCACCTGCAGTGTGGGTGGATTGGTGGCATTTTTGAAGGCATTTGCGAACTTGGTAAGCTTTTTAGCTTATCCAATGGGAATCTTGTCAGGAAAGGCTTTACTTCAGGTAAAGATGCGGGGTCGGACTCTATAAGCTCTAAGGTTCTGATTGCTTCCCCTGTGTCAAAAACTCTGCCATCCATTGCCCTGCAGTATGGACATGTTAGCCTATCTCCCACCGCATCCCAACGGTATTTTGTGATCCTTGCCTTTGCTATAGCCCTCAGCCTTGCAGAGTTGCGAAGATGATTAACTGAGGTATCTATGATCTGCCTTACTTTGCCTTCCGTTCTTCGCTTGAGATAGCCTCCGAATTCGTTCAGAAAGTGCTTTATACCCTCTTGCCCTTTGCCAATGGGGTTTCCTTGCTCTAAGTAATACTTAGAAAGCCATTTAACCACATCTAAGCGAAGCTTTTTGTCTCCCTGAAAGAACTTGCCAAGATAGAAATCAGTTAAGGAGAGGGCATAGTTGATTGTGCGTTCATCTGCCATGTTGAAGTCTATCCGAAGCGGAGTATCTCCGACGGTCTCCTTTTGTGTTTTTTCGTAGATCCTTCTGAACTCGGAGTAAAGCATTTCTTTGTGCTTTGGTGATAGGCGCACTTTTTGTTCCAATTCTTGCATAATGAAGCGTGTAAAGTCGTTGAAGCTGATGAAGTAGGGTGCAAAGCGGAAAGCCTCTGCAAGAACGGACTCTACTTTCTGCAAAAAGTCAGGAAGGATTTTTTTCAGGAGTTCATCTATAAACTCGTTTCCTTCTGCGTCCCACTCGTATTCCGCCATCTTTAGTCCTCAGGACTGTAGCCGAGTTCTTTTTTAGCGGTTTCAATATCAATGATGCCAGCTTGGAGGAGTTGAACTATCCTTTGAGCTTCTTTCAACCTTGCTTCTGCTTTCTTTTGAGGCTCAAAGTCCGGAAGCGGGTTGAAGGTGATATTGACGTCATCTATGTCAAAGCCCTTTAACATCAGATGCAGGCGGTAGACAAACTCTAAGAAACGTCTGACAAGTCTTTGAATGTTTGCAAGCTGTGCACTAAAGACATGTAAAGCGACAGTTGCCCAAGTTTCTGTGTAGCCAGTTGAAAAGCCTAAAACTGCTGGTTGGCTTTTTGCTCCTTCAATCAACCACTTTTCTGCAAGGTCTATGATTTCTCTTATTCCTCCGGCGTTTGGCGATATTTCTTTGAATTCTGCCTCCGTTCCGTCAAAGTGTAGGAATATGCCTTTGCTCATGTTCTCGCTTACTTGCTGTGCGATGTTCTCAAGCCACTTTAAAGCCCTCTCTTGGTATTCCGTCTCGGTCTCGTTGGGTGCCTTGGCAAGTGGTGGGAACTTGACGTCTAAAAAACCAATTAGCCCGATTTTCTGTGCAAGACCCTTAAGCTCCGTAATCATGCTTTCTACCACTTCTACGATGGAGAGGGAGGCTAAAAAGGGCGGGATGGCGTAGGGTGAATCTTCAAGGGTCAGCAAAGGTAAGTATTTATAAGTCATTGGGTTGAGTTTTATGGGTTCTGCGTTGCCGACCCATTGATAGGGTTCGTATTCATCTGTTTCCTCGTTGTAGACAAAATACACCGTGGAAGCTGGGACAAACACAACCTTTTTTACACCCTGCAGTTTTTCATCCACGACTACCTCGGCTGATATGGCTCCGGCGATGTTTATCTGTGCGATTAGCTGATTGACTAAATGGTCTGTGTTCAAAAGGAATGCAAGCTCTTTGAGTTCCTCCCTTGCTTTCTTTGCGTCTTTACCCTCAACCTGAACAGTATGCCCTGTGTTTGCTAAGTTGATCGTGAGAGCGTGCACCTGGGAAAGGATAGGGTTTGCAACCACTGCTTTAGCTATGACGTTTAGCCATTCCCTTGGATACTTAGGATTAACGAACTTATACCGCACATCTAAGGTCTTGGGAGTTAAAACCTTCTCAGGCTGGATTGAGGTTCTGGTTTTAGGAAGGTCTGCTAAGTTTATCTTCTCGGAACCAAACAGTCGTTTAAGATAGCGCACTAAGTCCATAGCTCAACTCCCTCTTTTGGTTTGCAAAAAACACGGGCAAAAACTCTTTCGTTTCTTCTTGGCTTGACGCATAAAGAGCTAATGCCAGACTCCAAAAACGGTCTGCGTGGCTGTCTTGGGTTTCTCCCTCGTAGCGGATATTCCCGCTGGGAGTAAGCGTCTTCTTAACAGAGTGCAAATCTTCAATCAAGTCTTTGTCGGGCGGTATGCTGATAATTTTGTCTTCAAAGACTGCTTTTACTCTGCTTGCGAGCTCTTCTTTTGTCTTGGCTGTAAAGTAAACACGCAGGACTTTAAGCTCTCCCCATTTTTTGGCGAGTTCCTCTGCCAGCTGCATGCCTATTCCTGTCTCGTCTATTGCAACTTTGCGGGCGTATGCAGTTAGATGGTCTATGATTTTGAACTGTTCGGAGAAAGGAAGCTTTCTTAGAATTTCCTGCTTGCGTAGGTAATACCTACCTGCTACCTTCTCAAGGATGCTTATCACCGTCAAGTCATGCCTTCTTCCGATGTCAACGCCAAGATAGACATCTCCGGTCAGTTCTCTTATGTCTGCTTCTATGCCCTCCACGGTGCAGGCATGGATTAGCTCGTAAGGGAGTAGGACAGACTCCTCATCCATAAACTCGCACATATACTCTTGAAGCCATATATCTTGATTGGGCACGCCCTTTCTTAACTCCTCCACATCCACATCAAGACCAAGGCTTACTGCATCATAGATTGTTAGCTTTTGCCGGAACCATAGATCATTCCCTTCAGACATCTGCCAGAGGTGTCCGAAGATGTCATTTTTAGCCTTAGGAGTTGAAATAACAACAAGCTTAAAGTCCCTGTTCCTTGTGATAGATGGAAATATAGCTTGATAGACCTTGTAGCCGTCCTTGAAAAATGCCGCCTCTTCTAAAATCACATCGCCAGTTAGACCTCTTACACCATCAGGGTTTGCGGGAAGTCCGATAATCCGAGAGCGGTTTGGAAACTTGACCTCAAGCACATTTGTCTGTGTGTCTTCAAAAAACTCCACATCACCTGTTAGCTTGCCAAGCTGTCTCAAAAATTCCACATGCCTTTTGACTTTTTCCATCAATTCTTTGGACTGTCTTTCTGTGGGCGAGATGATTGCTACCAAGTGGTTTTTTCTCTCAATAGCCCGCAAGACTGCGAAAAGTGAGACCACGAAGGACTTTCCCGTCTGCCTTGACCACATAAGGATGGAATACTTTTTCTCAAGCATCTTCTGTAGTGCATGGCGTTGATAGGGGAGGAGGAGTTTTTCAAACTCCATAAATTTCCTCCTTTATCAGCTTCAAAAACTCTGGGTCTATGTTCCTCTTCTTGCCTTCCTCTTCTATCTTTTCCACCGCCTTCTGCAATTTTGCAGAGATGTATTCCTCTAAGCTTTTAGCCATCTGCGTTAGTTCTTTGACTGCCTTGATGAGTTCTGTGGGCTCTTCAAACTCCATGAAGTCTATGTCTTTTACGAATTCCAGCACGTGCTGGGTGAGGATGGAAACAAGGGCAGAGAGCATGAAGCTTGTTGGCTTGTTTTGTGTTTGTTCAACAAGGATTTTTATCTTGTCCCACCATTCGTTGTATTGTTTGGCGAGTTCTTTGTAATCCTTGTAGGCACGATGAATGCTCGAGCGTGAGATGTCGTAGCCCTCGGAACGCAGTAGGCTTGCTATTGTCCGGAAGTCTTTCTTCTCTTCCTCGTAGAGATATACGATACGCTGTATGAGGTCGTAAAGTTCTGCCTTCTTACGTTTTGCCATCTTTTAGCCCTCGGGAGGAAGGACAGCGTCATCTATGATTTCTCCTTCCAGCAAATCAATCCCTTTTGGAGTGATCTTGTAAAGCGTTCTGTATTTCCTTTTGTCATAAGGGATTGCCACTTTCTTAGCTTCCACGTAGCCCTTGTCAACAAGGTATGCAAGCGCTTGTCTTATTTCCGTGTCCCTGTGGTATTGATAGAAGACCGCAATGATTTCAAGTTCTTCAATCTCCCGAGGGTAAATTCTTTTTAGGAAATCCAAAATCAGACCTCGCAAGCTTTTGCTCATTTTTGGACCTCCCAAAGTTTGTCCAAAACCTTAGAAAGCTTGTCCTCAAGCTTTTGTATCTCTGCCCTCCATCCGCTGACGTCTTGGTAGTATTCTTCCTTTGATACGCCGTATTTCTGGAGTTCTTCAAGTTTAGAGATAAGCCTGTTCAACTCGTGCCTCCAACCGCTTACATCACGATAATACTCTTCCTTACTGACCATCTCCTTATAGTAGCCTTCCAGCTTTTCTTCAAGCCTTTTCATCTCGTTCCCAAAACTTTCCAACTTTTTCTCAAACTTGAGAAGCAAATACAACAAAAAAGCAATGCTTGCAACCCAGCCACCTTGAAAGATAAGCGAAAGAACTCCTACTTCCATTTACTTAAACATTGCAACAAGCGTAAGAAGATTTCAAGCAAAGATTGCAATCAGTGGGTATGATGGGGGGTGTTTCCGCCCTCGTCTATGATGGAGCCTGTGGCATGGACGTTTCCGATCACATCAACATTTCCGATCACATTTACGTTGCCCTCAATGATAACCGTTTGTGCTTTCACCCGGAGAATATGGGTCTTCCTATCATATTCAATCTCTGTCCCGTCCTCAAACCGCACAAAGAACTTATCCTTGTTGGCAACCGGTGGTGTATCCTTGTCGTTGTAGATAGCCCCTAACACATAACCGTCTGAGTGTTCTCCCTCTTCGTCAAAGGCAACGACGACATACTCGCCGATGTCAGGAAGCCAGTAAGCTTTGTCCTTCTGGGTCTTGTGATGCACAACTGGGAGCCAGTTAGAAACGAGGCCGTCAAGGTCTGGCATCTGCACCCTTACTCTTGCGGTCTTTTCGTCAACTGCTACTACTATACCACGACGGATCATTTCCTTTTCCCTCCTTTACCTCTGCTTTCTCCGGGCTTTTTCAAAAATTCTATCCGGGTAGTGTAGCCATCCCTTCTTATCTCATGCTCCACTTGGGCAACATAATAAACACCGTCAAAGTTATCAAAGCCCTTGAGTTCAATACTTCCGCTTGCGTAGATGGAAGGAATGCCTACGCAGGTAAGCCTGCCTCTAAACTCTCTCATCTCGTTTAGTGTTTTTTGGGCGTTGCTTATTCTCTCAGCTTGTGCTTTGTTCTCTACTCTAACTCTCTCTACCTGCTTGTCTTGACTTGCTTTTACATTAGCTTTCTTTTTGTCTGCGGTTGGTTCTTTCTTTTGCGGGTCAAGATAGACTACATCCACAGCCCCAGCGTTCAAGCTTGAAACTTCAATCTCAAGGTCTATTACCCACTCGGGCGTTAGCACGAAGCTAACTTTCCGATTGAGGATGCTTTCTATTCCTTGAATGACTATTTTCCCGTCTGCAATTTTGCAAGTGTAGCCATAGCGTTTGCAAAGCTGGGACAAAAACTCCAAGTCTCTCTGCTTGTATTGGTCTATTCGTTGAAAGGTGATGTCTGAGCCTTCAAAGTAAAGCTTGTAGCCATTCCTTTTTGCTATGTCTTGGGCAATTTTCTTTAGGCTTGTGTTTTCAAAGGCGGTGGTCTTTAGGGTTCTGAAGCTTGCTTTGACGTCTTTGGCTAAAGCTTTAATGGTAAAGGTTGCACCGTTTTGGGAATATCTAAAGGTATAGCTATCTATGAAAAATACTCCCGCATCTCGCACCACTTCTTCGTAGCCAAAGCGGACCTTTAGGCTTGAGCC